ATAAATGGCTATTGATTTTAACGATCCAGAAGTACAAGAAGCAATAAAGCTTCAAGCAACAAAAATCGCAGAAGAAACAATTAACGAAAACTACGTCCCAATCACTGAGATTGAAGGACTGAAAAACAAAAATTCAGAACTGCTTGGAAAGCTTGCAAAGCAAAAAGAGCGGTTTAATGGTGTTGATGAAAAAGACATTGCTGAGTTGCAGCGGGTAAAATCTGCGCGAGAGCATGACCGATTTGTTGACATGGTTTTGAACGGTAAAACAGAAGAAGCAAAAGCGATTGCTACCGAAGGCGCTATTGAGCCTTGGAAGAATAAAGCATCTGAGCTTGAAAATCAGTTCAAGACCGCACAGGAGCGAATTAATCAGTATGAGACGGAGCTTTCAAGCTATCAAGATAAAGTAAGCACCATGCAGAAGCGAACATATCTGCGTGACTTAACTGGTAAAGACGATTCGTTCAAAGGCGATTATTTTGAAGACTTCTTTGCGTTGAATGCAAATAAGATGGAGATCGATCAAGAAACAGGAAAGGTATTAGCGCTTGATGCTAGTGGTAAAGCTGTCCTTGATACAAATGGTGAGCGAGTTTCTTACTCTGATTATTACGATAAGATGAAGGTGACAAACGGTCTGTTCTGGAATGGCGGTTCTGGTTCTGGCTCACAGGGCTCTGCTGGTGCTCCGGCTGGTGGTGATCCTATGAAATGGACTGATGCTCAGAAGCAAGAGTTCATCCGTGAGAAAGGCCCAAAAGCCTACGGTGAGTTACTGGCTCGTTCACGAAAATAATATAAAAATACAAGGAGTGAAAACCCCTTAAAAACACTGTTTTTGAATATGCTATAATACGCATATTATAAGTTGCTAGGCAACTAAATTTTCAATACTACACGCTTAGTAATTTATATAGAGGTACAAAATATGGCTTTAATGTCTCCTGAATATCAAACAGAATTCTACCAAGGCTGGCTGGAAGGCTTGGCACAAGAAGTAGATTTGTTTAACGAAAAATCTGGCATGACTATCATGATGGGTTCTGAGGTTTATATCGGCTCTTTCTTTAAAGAAGCTGGTTATGACCGAGTTGCTGGCTTGATTGCTCGCCGCGACGTAACATCTGATGCGGGCGTTTCCGATAACCGCATGGCGCTTCAAGAATTGGTTGGCGTTGACCTAGCTCAGCGTATCGGCCCAGTTTTTGAAACTGACGAAAACTTCAAACGCCGAGGTCGATCTGTTGCTGAAATGGCTACCATTATCGGTCGTCAAGCTGCTGGTGACTACTTGAAATTAGCCTTGGATCACGTTGTTGCTGCCTTGATCGGTACAACTGAAGTTGGCACTGGCTTGGTTGATGCATCTGCTGCTGCTGCAACGACTAACGTGAAACACTTCACCAAAGCAATGCGCATGTTTGGCGACCGTGGCCGTGAAATCACTGCGTTCTTGATGAACTCAGAAGCTTTCTATGACTTGGTAGAAGACAAGATGGATAACTATCAGATCGATACTGTAGCTGGCGCTCAGATCGTAACTGGTGTTACTCAAGGCGCAATGGGCAAGCCAATCATTGTCTCTGACATTGAAGCGCTTCAGTATGATGCTGGTGCTGGTGACTTGAAAAACCGTATCTTCGGCTTGATGCAAGGTGCTGCTTCTACTTTACAGCGCGGTGACACTGAGATCGTAATTGATCGTGTTACTGGTAAAGAGAACTTAGGTTACCGTTACCACGGCGAATACAACTACTTATTGAAAGTGTTGGGTTACGCTTACAAAACAGCTTCTGGTATTAACCCTACCGCTGCTACTATTGCAACCGCTGCTAACTGGACTCGTGTATTCGATCCTAAGTTGTGCGGTGCATGTCAGGTTGTTGCTGATTCAGCAGTTGCCTAATTAAGTTCAAAAACCAAGGGAGCATTTAGCTCCCTTTTTTTATGGTAAAATTATATTCCAATTAATTGCGAGGAAAATTTATGAAGAAATTATTATTTATCGACAAAGGAGTGGTTACTGGTGAGCATTTTGCCTACCAGCATAATGAAACACAAAAAGGCAATCATGTACTGTTTTGCAACGGCTCATTGAAATCAGGCTTTGAAGATAACTGTGATGTTGTTGTTATGGATTGCGTTAATGAGCGAGTCACTTCTTGGGCTGAATCAAAGTTTATTGACATCGAATACTTTCGTGATGGCATTAAAAAAGATGACAAAAAAGAAGAAACTGCTGTAGACCCAGAGCCAACATCTTATGATTACGCAGAATTGGATAAGGTTTTTACAGAGCAGCTTACGAAAGCCGACATTCCAGTTCCGGTAGCAGAGCAAAAGGCTTTTGAGATTCCAGCTCCAGCAGATGTAGAGCCAGGAATTTATCGCTCACCTGATGGCAAAGAATACGAGAAAAAGAAAGGCCCAAAATTCAAGGGTGATTTTGAAGACGCAATTGTAAAATTCGGTTTTGAAAACTTCGTAAAAATCTGATAATTTTAATATCAGTTAAATGTTATAATGCTGGTTAGATTCTAACCGGCATTTTTTATGACTAAAGGAATGCATACCGGAATACCTACATCGTCTATGTATGACGACTACAGATTTAAAGTTGGATTACCTACTCAGTTATTTGATGGCAATAAGGCGATGACAGTCCAGAGCTTTATTGAACTTAATTGCAAGCTAGGGAACCAATACCAGCTCGGCTTTTATAATCCTTCTATAGCGCCAAATGGATCTGCTTATTTAGCAATGGAAGTCGGCGCAAGCAATCATGTGCTCATAAAATCAATATACTCTCAGTTCAGGTCTCAGCTCATTGCAAGTACTCTATTTAAGTCACCAGCACTATCTGCTGGTGCTGGGCTAGTTCTGCCTCACTTTAATATGAGGGACTTCGGAACCACGAATGGAGATGTCGTTATTAAGTATATTCAAGAGGCTGATGTTATCTCAGAAGGCGTTCAAGTTGGTGCGACAAATTACGCATTAGGTGACGACAGTAATAAACCATCTCCTGGTGCTACCGGTGTTGGATTGCTTCAAGACATTGAGCGCGTACTTGAGAAAGGAAATACGTATCTTTACAGAATACAAAACTTAGACCAATCAAATGCAACGGCATTAACAGGTACTGCAACTTGGTATCAGGGCGAGCTTTCCATAGACACACCAATAGGCGACATATAGCCATACATGGTATAATTAACAAATTATAATCCAGCTAAAATCAATGGGGCTATGACGTGGCTATAAGTATCAATTCTACGATCAAAAAAGGCGATACAATTGTAACTGAGATAGTTGGCGGTGGTCGCGTGTACAATATGTACACAGTAACTGGATCTGAGCTAAACAACGCTGGCGCAGGAATTAAGTTGACTTCCGGCGCATATTCAGTGGCTCAAACTTGGTACGGCGTCAATAATGTAGGTGCTGATCATTTCGAGATAGTTCCTACCGCCGCAGGTGTAACCATACCACTTACATCTCCAAATCATGTGGTATCACTAACCATATTTGACAATTCTGGTGATGGCAATTCTGTGCCAGTAAACTACCGTCGAGATCGAACCACTGTTATTGATGTAATAGCGGCAAATGCTGACCTAACAGGAGCAAGCGTATTTAGTGTTTTCGTTGGAATGGGGGTTACTATTGCAGATGGACAGCAGCTTCAATATGAAAACGTTGATGACTCAGGAAATGCGGTAAGTTACGCCGACACAGGTATAGGTACATTTACTAGCGGAGGCAGATCAAGACATCGTGTCTGTTTATGGGATAGTGGAACTCTGTACGAGACTTACGTCGAATTTGATGATGATGGTTTGGCTGGAGATCCGGCTATATCAGTGTCACTTACAGAGCAATCAACAAGCCCAACATATGATGGCCGATCACCATCTTCACTAAGACCAGCAGCAGATCGACCCTTTGGTGCTGACTTATGGAATATTAAAGAGTTATCCTTAGTTGGTGCTTGTAGAATACCAAATGGAACATTTAATGATGGATCTATCAGGTACAACTCTAACTGTTATTTCCATTATGATAATGCTAGGAATTCCATTTTTGTAGCCGGCGCGCAGGTT